TACATTACGAGACTTAATAGAATCATAATATTTATTTTTTAAATCATCTAAATGATTACGAGCTTCTGCAATAGCTTCTTTTTTAGCAAGTTTCTTTTTTCTGATGTCTCGCTCTTCATCAACTTCCTCGTCATAACTAAAGCTATCTTCCAGCATGAAAGATACTTCATCGTCATTTAAATGAGGTTTAGTATTTTTATAGTATTCCTTTAATAATACATTTTCATCTATATTAGTATAATCTCTATTTAATCTAACATAGTCTTCTAATGTTCCACCAGTTTGATTCATAAAATCAACTAGTTTGTTTAAGTTTTCAGGAACTTTTATTTCTTGTTCTACTTGTTTAACAGGTTGTTGCTCAACAGTTTCTTCAACACGCTCAATGGTTGGCTCTTCTGTCTCATCTGTATTGATGATCCGTACTTCTTCTTCCACTTCTGGTAAATCTCCGGATGGTTTATCATCAGGTAATTTTTCTGTTTTAGACTCTTGAACGGCATCTTCTTTGGGTTTTTCTGTTAAATCCATTTTTACAACTTCAGGTATAACTTCACCTTGAGCTTCTGGTTTTGTTAAATCAACCTTAACTGGCTCATCGGTAGTTTTACTTAAGTCTTTAGTTTTTCTTTTAGGTTTAGACTTTATTTTAAAGTCACCTTCTTGTTTGACCTCTACGGCCGCTTTTTGTTCTGCCATAATAAAATATTATAAAATTAATTAATATCCGCGGTACCACTATACATACCAGGACTTTCTTGTTCAAAATTTACAGGTAAACCGTTAGAATTTCTTTGTTCAATCATTCTACTTTGTTGTGTACCTTCCATTTTAGTTCTTTTATCTTTTCTATCTTCAATAAAAGATTCTTTTTCTTTCATAGCTTCAACTCTTAATTTTTCAATTTCCATGTTTAATTCATGCTGCATTTGCATTTTTTGCATATCTAATTGAGCTTGAGTTTGAAGTCTTTGTATTTCCATTTGATTTTTAGCTTGCTCATATTGCACGTTTGATGCGGTTAAAGCTTGCTGTTTTTGCATCTCAGCTTGAGCTTGCCTTTCACTAGCTTCTGCATTTGCATTTGCTTGTGCTTTTATATTAGCTTGCTGAGCTTCTTGCATTTGTTTTTGCTTCTGCTTTCTTTTTTGCTTAAGCATTTGATTAGCAAGTTTTAAATTTTTAACTTGTCTAATATCAATTGCATCTTCTAAATCTATTCCACCCTGCTGTAGAGACATTTGTATGTTTTGCTCTAGCATAGCTTTTTCTTCTTCTTCTGGTTCTAATTCTAAGAATATACCAAAATCATGTAAAGAAAGATTTTGTATTTCACTTAATGTACCCACATTATAAGTAGAAATAGAATTTTTTAAAGAGTTTAAAGTTAAAGGATCTTTTAATGAATCAGCTATTTTAAGAGAAATATTTTCACATGTTCTCAGTGTTAACCATAAACTTGCAGTTAAAATATGTCTAGTAGCTGTGTTAGAAGCATTGGCAGCCATTTTTTGTAAACCTACTAATGTATCTTTTTCAGGCAAACTACCATCTCTTGCTTCATTTAATCCGGTCACATCTCTTATTAGTTGTAAATAATATTGATATGTCTGTATTAAACTTTGTATTTTAGCTCCACCACTAGACGTTTGAAGTTCTTGAATAGGTACTTTACCAGGATTCATATCACCTTCTTGAGTTAATGATCTACCAACTATACTACCAGTTTGAAAATACATGTTTAATGCTTCTGCTGGATTATAATTAGTTCCATTACCTAAATCTACTTCTGCAAGTCCGTCCATATCTAGGAACACGCCATCTGGAACCATTCTAGCAATAACCTGTTGTAGTTTTAAATGTGTTATTTGGATCATGTCTGCAAATCCAGTAACTCTGCTAACTAAACTTTCAATACGACCCTTGTACATGCGAGGCGCACAAATAGTATAACTCATTTCTACTTTAGTTGTATCAGAAAAAGGTCTTGTCATATTTTCTGATAACTTCCATTCTATAAGTTGATTATTACCTATGATTTTAGCACCTTGATATAATACTTCTATTTTTCTAGAAACTGTTTCAAAGTTTTCATTTTCTGGTGGATTAAATTGATCATCTTTTACTAATGCTTTTTGTAAACCTTGATCAGTTTGTTTTATTTTAAAAACTTGAGTATTATAAGTTTTATATTCAAAAAATAATACCTGCACTGTATTAGGATCATAGGTCTGCCAACCATACATAGTTTGAGAACTATAACCTTGAGTTTCTTGTATTTTAGTTAATTCTGCTTCTGATAAACCAGGAAATCTTTTTGCAACCTCTGGTATAGTCATTGCTTTAACTTCACCTACATAATATATATCTTCAAAATTTGGATCTTCTGTGTAAGAATATATTAAATAAGCTGGATCGACATAATCTACTGTTACTCCATTAGCTTTATTCCAGCTAGTTTTTACAGCGCCTATACCTAATGTAACTAAGTCTTGATTAAATCTTCTTTTAATATTTTCAAATCTATTCTTGCTAAGTTCATTATTTATAACTTCTTCTTCAGCAATTTCAATTGATTGTTTGTAAGAAAGCTGCATGTGTAAATCTAATTCTTCCTTAGATTCAGGCAGTTTTGCTTTATCAGTTTGATACTCATCTAGACCTAAAGTATCTTGCAAACCATCAAGATAAGGTTTAGCTGCCATATCTTGCATTATAGCTGTAGCATAATCAGTTCGCTTTTTTAACGCTACTGGATCTTGAGCAAACGCTTTTATTTCATAATCTTTATTAGATAAACCATTAACAACAATATCTACAAATTTAGCTATAATAGGTACAGGTTTCCAGTCTAAATTAAGATATGATAAATCACCATTTATAGATAATTCATCTTTATATTTTTGAACTGGTTGTTCGCCTTTAGCATATAATCTTCTTTGATGAAATAAGTTATAAGATAACGCGAAACGTGTACCATTACCTCCTTGTCTCCACCATTCTGTTTCAATAGCTTGAGCAACTTGCCTACCGTATTCGGGAGTAGCTTTTTCGGCATCAGGCACTGTCTGACTAGGAAAAGTACTAGAGTAGTTTGTTGTAATATTCATTTATTTAATTATTTTTGAAACTAAACCGCTGTTGTTGTATTTCTTTATACCTAATTCTATAGGCTCTCTTTTTCTTCTACTTACTGGTGCATATCTATTCTTATTACAAGCCATTAAAGCTAAACCAGAACTAATTGATGCATCGTGAGTAGTTCTATTATTTATATCAAACCTAGCCCAATCTTCTAGTGTTCTTTGAAAATATACATCTCCATAAGAATCACCATTAAATCCAACCATAGTTTCTATATAAGATTCTATAGCTGCAGCGTGAGCTTGTTTTATGTCTTCACTTGAATTAGGTATACCACCTATTTCTTTTTCTGTAACTGATAATTTATTCCAAATTTTATCAGGTCTATTCATTGCAAAACCTCTATATCCTCTTCGTTTAAAATGATATAAAAGTCTTGGTTTGTTATTTTCTACTAGTATTGGCATTCCATAAAACACACAAGCCATTAAAACATCTTCAAAAAATATTTCAGCGGTTTGAGGTCTAGCTATGTATTCTAAGAAAAAATGATTAGCAGGAGCATTTTCCATGCTAAATTTAGTTAAACCATGCAAAGAACCATTAGAGCCTCTTTTATCTACTGTTCCAGATATATCGTATGGATCACATCCAAAAGCACCCATGTGATCATTACCTGGGTATTTAACACCATTTTTTTCAATATATCTATTTTGTATTATATTATCAGGAATCCATGTAATAAAAAACCTTCCTTGATTACTTGGATAAAATATAACCCTACTATCTTTAATCCCACTTTCCCATTGAAAATTACCTTGTGTTATTAATTTTTTACTACTTATATCTTCATTGTAATCAATTTGTTGATAAATTTTCGTTAAATTAAATAAAGAAGACTTAGATTCGTCTCTAAAAGCATGTTTTGTAGTTCTTGGAAATTGTCTATAAAATTCATTTAAAGCATCAGCATCTTCCTTTAAACCATCAACTTCATTTTGCCAATAATCAATTACACCTAAATATATATCTTCTCCTTGCGGTCCTTGAACGGCTTGTTTTGGAGTGTCGAATACAGGTATGCCATAAGAATCAATGTATCCTTCGTAGTTCCATTCCATAGGTATGAACAAACTATATAATCCCGAGCGAGTCTGTCCATTGGCGTTTCTTTGTGTAACATCTGAGTCATCGTATAATTTTTTAAAATTTCTACCACCTTTATCTAAAGCGTTTGATGTTGAACCCATCATACATTTTCCAACAATTCTACTACCTAATCGCAATGTTGTTTTTGTTACTCGCCAGTTGTTAAGAATATTATTTGGCTTTTCCCATTTACCAGATTCGTCGTGTACTAATAGTTTTAATTTTTCACCATCATAACTATTATCTCCTGTATTTTTCCAATCAATAGTTGTATCTAGACCTTGAAGCTCAGTAGTAGCTTCATTAGCAGTTAGTTTTCGTCTAGTTAATTTTGTAGCAGGAACCCTATATGCTAATTCAGTTTTTGGTCTATCCATACCATCTTGAATAGGTTTAAAGAAAAAAGGATAGTTAACTGATATAGGCACTACTTTATCGGTAAACATAGTTTTAGCATCTGGTCCTGATTTAGATAATATACCGTACCTTGAATCAGAGTTTAATGTAGCTAAATTAACAGTTTCACCTGATGCCATAAATGAAAAACCAGAACGTCTATTTTTTAAATAACACATGCCGTAAGATCTAGGATCTGCCTTGCAAGCTTCCCAAAATATAAAAAATAATCTATTTGCTTCTCTAAAATCAGGTTTACCCACATCAATTTTACTCCATTGTAAATACATATAATGACCGCCAGTTAAATATGTTGACTTACCTTTGTTATAAAACCAAAAACCTTTTTCTCTACGATTAAATTCTTCATCTATATAATCATACCATGTTTCTTTGAAATCTAAAGGATATTCCTCCCAGTCAAATATAGTTTTTATTCGCCTTAGTTCTTTAGGTAACGGCGTGTATTCCCATTTATCTTCTGAAAATTTATGAGTATTTTTTTCTAATGGTAAAGCTATTTTTAAGTTTTGTATTTCGTATATTTCACCTATTTCACCTGTTTTACTTATAACAATTATATCATGCTCTTTGTTATAACCATACTTCCACTTTTTATATCTATTTTGTTGTTTAAGTATTTTAGGCTTTATATGATTTTTTAATACTTTGTATAATTCTTGCTTATACATTATTTAGACCTCCCTTCTGCAAAACCTTTAAATTCTTTTGGTTTTTTAGTTTCTTGTTCTACTTTACCTTCTATAATATTTTCTTCTTCATTGATTTTTGAAAGTATTTCAAAAGCATCAAATATAGCTAATTTTTTTGTAGCAGCTGCATTTTTTAACCTATCAGCTGAAATATCTGGACCAAAGTCTATAATAGGTTCTTTTGCAACTTTTATTAACTCATCAACAGCTATGCGCCCAGCTTGGATTATATTCCTTTTGATTTTCTTTACTTCCATATTTAATTACAATATCATTAGATTTCATGCAATAAAGCAACTCATTATCAATAACAAACTCCCATTCAGCACCAGGTTTAAATCCTATTACATCTTCTAAAGCAATATCACGTGCTTTTAACAACCTATTAGTATATTTTAATATACCAACATAAGGAGTTGTTTTTTGATGCTTTAAAACATCAGTGTTTTTTATAGGTTTTATAAAACATCTATCACCAAAAGTATGCCATTTGTTATTATTTTTATATAAATATATTTGATCCAATGATGCAAAATACAAATTATCTTTAAAATAACTTCTACTGTTTTTCTTTTCACCCTGCATGTTATAAAATTTTCTAAAAATATTTTGATGAACTACAATAGTGTCACCTATTTTTATATCTGTTTTAAATGCTGTTGGTGTAGAAATAACTTTAGCATTTCTATTCACAAATTTCCAAGACTCAATTTTATTATTTAAAATTAAATCTTTTCCATTTACTTTTGTTTTATTGTTATATGTTTCACCTATTGGTTGTACAATAAAATCGTATAAACTTTTCATTAATATTCAAGATCGTATTCTACTGCTATTGCCATTTGGGAATTAAATTTTTTCCATGGCAATATTTCATCTCTTTTTTTAATATGTATATTGTAAGAGTTATCAGTAGGCTCAAATAAAATATGAGAAATTATATGACCTCCATAAACTTCTTGACCTACTGAATAATGCATTGCATCGTTTTTATAATCCGACCCAATACTAATCTTACGTATTACATTACTCATCTGTGTCAGGTTTATGTTCAGTATAAGTACCATCCTCTAGATTAATATCTATAGCACCATACTTATCTTCTAAATCATTTTTTAATTTCCCTTGATCTTGATTTACACCCGCTAGCTCATGAAGTAACGCGTGTTTTTCTGTTTCTGCAACCCCTATTTTATGTAATAGTTGCGCTATTTTGTTTTGCAGAGTTAATATATTGTCTAACTCTTCTTTGGTTATTGCTTTTTTATTCATTATATTAAATTTAATTCAACATTTGGGGTGTTATAAAAACACCCCTTATGTTATTATATATTAAATAATCCTCCGCTTATATATATCGGTTCATTATTATTATCTCTACCAAATCCAACGTTGGTTTTTACGCCACCTGGATTAGCAGTCATTAATCTTGCCCACCTATCATTTAACGTTTTGTTAGAAATTGTTGGGGCTGTTCCACTTCCATCAACTGTAGTGTCTAATGATAAATTTACATTAGTACCGCTTGTTTCAAACGTATCATTTATTACTAATCTATACGTTGTGTTATCTACTGCATAAGCAAATTTTATATCATCTTTGTCGATAACAAATTTTCCTTCTTCAGATGGCTGTGAACTATTTACAATTTCAAATTCTAAATATTGTGCCATGTTTTAAAGTATTAATTGTTATGCTTCACCGCCTGGAGGTCCACCAGCTGACGTAGAAACTACATATGTATCGCTCCATCTAAATGGATAAGCTGTTGCAACATTCTGTGAGAAAACGTACTGGTTTTTATCAAGGCTAAAAAATGGTTTAGGTATTCCAATTCCACCAAATCTTAATTTAAAACCGCCATAAGTTACACCTTCATAAGTATAGTCTTTTACTTCGCCTAAAACCACATCTGTTAGAGGTGTTCCAGGATTAGCTATTAAGTAATTACTTACTTTTTCTTCTAACCATCTACTTACTAATTCTCTTACACTAGTTGCAAAATTTCCGTCTGAATTAAGTACTCCAAAGTAAGCTTTAATTGCTTCTGGAGTCCACTGATATTGTTTTCCATCTAGCAAAGCAACTGGTGATTGAATTTCGAAAATTGCATTTGTCATTTGACCACCGCATGTTGAATCTTCACTAACATTATTGTTTAATACCCATGAATTAAAAGGAACTGTTAGCGCTCTTAGTCCAGAATCTGTAGATAATGTGCCAAGTTGACCAGGACCTAACTCTTGTACATTGTTAACAGGTACATCTGAAACAATATTTAATTCTAAATATCCTTGATTTTTTAATCCTAATACCACTCTATAACTTAAGCATACATTACATCCTGAGCATTCTCCAGCTCCTAAATTTACTGTTTCAGGAATATAAGAGTATATAGACATTACATCACTTTTATTAACTGTTAAAGTTCTTGTATTTTCTATTCCATAATACATGTCTTCTACTTTCTCAAATTCTCCTTTTCCAGGATCTGTAAAAGTTGCTTTTACATTAGAGGTCGTGTTAAATCCTCTAAAATTTAAATATTCTATGTTCATTGTTTGTGTGTTATTTATGTTTTTATTTACCTTTTATTGGTCCTTGACTCCAGTTTTCACAACAGTTAAGTTGTATTGTTTTACTTGTAAACTGAACTGTTCCTGCAAACTGCTCAAGAATATTAGCTCCATCACTAAATAATTGAGCTGGATTTAAATTTATTTCTTGAGCTAAACCACCAGTTGCATTACCAGGTAAAGCGCCAAGATGTGAATCATCGTAAAGACCATCGCCCTCTGAACCACCAGTAATACCCCATGTCTCTGCAAGAGTTGGATAAGATTGAATTTCATCTACTGAATCAGCAGTTGAAACACCTTGTCCTCTATTAGTTATTACAGCACATGTGACTACTAGTCTACACTCGCCGTTTATAAATTCTTGTCCTGCTGCTGGCAATTGTTGATTTGTAAGTACTAAATCATTTGGATCATCTCCAGCATTAACAAGCTCTTGAGGTGTTAAACATCCCCATTGACCAGCGTCTAATTGTTTATTAGTTTTACCAAAATCTAATAAAGTTTCTGAAGCTCCAGGGTTTGAAACTAAAGCTTTTTGAACTTTGTCTTGTAAAAACTTTTGTATTTGATTGTATCCTTTATCACCTACTACAGCTATATCACTATCAATTTTCATTGCATATTCTGAGTTGTTTTGTTTTACTAAATTTGATAAAAAAGGATATGTATACCATGTTTGAGTTACATCGTTAAATAAGTTGTTTGTATATACAACTTCTTGAGAAACTCTTAGCCATAAAGAACCGTTATATTGTACGAAATTATCTACATTATCTCCTCCTGGAATAGAGACTTCAGTTGATTGCCATAATGTTTTACTTACATTTAAAGGAATTTGAATCCAAAACCCGCCAAAAATGAAACTCGGATCACCAATATTTTCAGGAAATTGACCTCCATTATATAAATCATCCCATGTGTTCATTTGTTCTTTAACAATTGATGATAATTCCAGCGGAATAGCAGATCCATTAGATGAATTTGCATCACTAAAATACACAGAACCAGTTGAAGTTCCTAAAAATTCTTGAGGAATTCTTAAAGTTTTTAAAATTTTGCTGTAAGATCCAGTTTGTAATCCTTTTTCATCACTAGTAATTACTCTTTGTACAACAGGAATTTTTAAATATCTACTTGCCATAATTTTTGTTATTGTTGTTGTTATTATTTATTATTACTTATACTTTTAAATTTTTCCGCACCTCGTGACCCAAAATAGGCTACATAAACGGTGACTAACAAAGTTTTCAATAATTCTACCCAGCCAGTATCTACCGTGAAGGTCCATTGAAAACTATCTAATATTATTAAAATTACCATAGAAATTGTAAGAAATATTAAAGATAATGGACGTGTGTTTTTACTTAGCCATGAATCTGATTTCATGTCGCTGTCCCATCTTTTTGATACTTCTTGCATTTCTATTATATCCATTTCTAAAAGCTTCATAGCTTTTTCTTTATCTTCTGGTGGTAACACAGTGTCAGGTTCTTTTTGTATTAAGTTTTTAACCATACCTAAAACACCTTGATCTGGTAACACATCACCCACAGTACCTAAAATTCCAGGTGCTGCTTTTGATAAAAAAGCTCCTACTTTAGTTTCAGAAAATTTTTTTTTATTTTTTGTTGCCATAAGGAAACATTTTATTTAAAGCGTCTCTTCTTTGATTACAACCACATGGTTTATTTAATTTTTCAGATACTACATCTACTACTTTTTTAATTCCAGTTGCAGTTGTAAACTTATGAATTGTATCTCCTAAACCTTTAGATTCATTACTTTTATTATTCATTTAATTTAATTTATTTTGTTTTTCTATATGCTTCTGCTTCCCATGGTAACGCAGAATCTCCTTCATTCATTTTACTTCTAGAGTAAGTTTTCCCTTTCCAATACACGTTTTCATTATCGTAATCTAAATCACCTCTTCGCATTTGGTCTATATGAACCTTCTCATGTTTTACAACTTCTTCTAATTCCGAAGCAGGTAAATTTTTATTAATGATAATAGTTCCATTATTATTAGCTTTACCAAGTGTGCCTTCTTCCATTGGCGTGTGATACACTGGTGTAGGGTCATATGTATATGGTGGTTTTCCTAATTTAAAAGCCATAATTATTCTTCATTATTAGTTGTTGTTGATGGTGGTGATAAATTAAGATTTTGATAACGTTTAGCATAATTTGTTTGACTCCATTTAGGGTTTTCAAAATCATCATACTGGATATATTCACCATCAACATCTTCACCTGGTGGTCTAGCGTAAGCTGATTGACTTGTTAACATCATACTGCCTATACCAAAAATTTTACCTGCAATAGG